CAAACGTTATTTCACTGCCGGTAACACTACTAGGTTAGGACGTGCCAATCGTTTTTCTGCTTTTAAAGAGAAGGAGATTGTTAACATGTCATTCAGAAGATTCTGTGAGCAGAATGGGATGAGGATCCCTTCGGCTTACAGACAAGTTTTTCCCGTGTTGGAAGCTGGATACAAGTCTGCTGCTAAGTATGATAAGTTTCAGCCTCGACTGGATGCAAAACTTTGGTCGCAGGCTGGAGAGTGGACGAAAGAACACTTTTCACCTGTGATGTCGGGCGCTCGCGTGCTGGATCAGGAGTCTGTCTTAAAGGAGATGGACCTGTCCACGTCATGTGGGTACCCATGGAGTTTGAAGTTCTCTAAGAAGACAGCTTTTCTTGAAGACGCGTTGGCGTCGCAAGCTGTCGGAGCGTATTGGGAACAGATGGTCCTCCCTGAGAGAGAAATGGTGCCAATCTGGACTTGCTCACAGAAGCGTGAGTTACGTTCCCTCGAGAAGCTTGAGACAATGAGTCATCGGACTTTTACTGCCTCGCCTATCGAGTTTACAGTTGCAAGTAATCGCATCTGTTTGGATATGAACAATAAGTTTTATGACGGTGCTAAGCGCACCTGGTCCTTTGTTGGGACTACTAAGTTCCTCATGGGCTGGGATGAGCTTTTTCACCGTTTGAACAAACACCCCAACGCGTTTGAGCTTGATGAGTCTGCGTATGACTCGTCGCTTTTTTGTCAGGCCATGTATGGCCAGCGTGATATCCGTTGGAGTATGTTTACTCCTGCTGAACAGTCAGCGGAAAATTGGAGTCGCCTCTGCGAAATTTACGATCAGATCGTTCATTCGGTCATTGTGATGGAGCATGGAGAGCTTGTCCAAAAGCATACTGGCAACCCAAGTGGGAGTGGCAATACGATTGTGGACAATACTATGATCCTATACCGTTTGTTTGCCTACGCTTGGTTGGTGCTTTGTTCGGAAATTCAGAGAGAGACGTCCCGTTATGACTTCGAGTCTAATGTTGAGGCGGCCCTGAATGGTGACGACAACACTTATACTTGCAGTGATGCTGTTGTTGAGTGGTTTACCCCCGCCGCGATTGCTCGCGTGTGGAGTTCCATTGGTGTCATCACGAATACCCCGTGTATGAAGCCCCGTTCTTTGAGTGAAGTTACATTCCTTAGTAACGGTTTTCGCTATGATAAGGATCTAGCGATATACATGCCATGTCCGGAGGCCGAGAAGGTCTTCTGTTCACTATTGTATGGCTCGTCATTGGATGATGTTCGATGGCACTTCCTTCGTGCTTGTGCGCTCCGCCTCGATTCTTATGGGAATCTTGAGTGTCGTAGAGTGCTGTCTGAATATATAACTTATCTCAACCGAGAGTATGCTAGTGAACTCTGTGGGTCCGTACAACGGACCGATCAGGTGTTGACTAGTATGGATGAGATTCGTCATGTTTGGAAGAGTGATGCTTGGATCGAAGCGTTGTATTCTGGTAAGGAATCTTTATCCGAGTATGAGGTGAAGTTGATAGATGTCGCGGTCGACGCAAGAACAATGCACGACATAAAATCTTTCCCTATACTTGAAGATAAACAATCTCTTATAACGCTCATCATGCCGAAGACTGCAGCACAACGTGCTGCTCGACGACGACGTCGTCAAGCGAAGAAGGGTGGTCGCCAACCTATTATGCCGCAGGGCAGTAAAGGGAAGCGTGGCCCCATTTTTCGTAATCCTGTTCCTA